CTCTAAATACTCTCCATAATAACTCTATATCTTTTTCATTTACTAATTTATATTCATTACTTTCTATAATACATAATAAAGTTTTATTTTGATCAAGATTTAAAAATTCAATATCTCCACCATTTCTAATATAGGAATACATTCTTTTATAATTATAACGGATTTGCCCTGGCAGAGTAGCGAAATAATTTCCAGTATATTTTTTAACTCTTATTGATACCATTTAGTTGTTACTCCTATTTAATAATTAAATACTTCTTCGATAAACTCAAAATACCGGTCTACTTCGCTTGCAGAACAACTAGACAAACGAATAACGCCATCTTGACATATATAATAAACTTTATTGTCTTCAATATAACAAATATCCCCGTAAAAATAATAAAACCTAACTGATTTGCTCATAAATTACTCCTCGCATTCATAATTCTCTCCTTATATCGTAATGTTAGCTTTGCTCGCTCCATTCAGCGTAAATATATTCTTCTATTTTTTTAATAACTTTTTCTTCAATTCTGTCTACGATATCTAGATACTGACCTTTAAATATAATCACTACCTTTAAATCCTCCACGAGCATTTCATCCTCTTCTGGCGGGTTGTCCATAGTTTGACCACGGCCTTTAATAAAGCTACACTCTGCCGTCACCTCTGAGTCATCTAGCGCTTCTTCTAATAACTCATACAACTTGTCTGATAAATTCGAGACTTCATCTTGGTAATCTTTTTTCAGATCACTAACCTCTAATGAATAATTAGTTTTCATACTTTGCCCCTTCTGTTGAGTAAGTGTGGTTGATTCTTTTTTAAATATAAATTATCAATTAAATAATTATCTGGGTTTCCATCTTTGAAAAATACAGCTAGTCGGTTCTCTATCTTGCCATTATGAAATTCCCAAACATCACGACCTAATTGAGTAAATGGTCTCTTTGTTGTTATCCATTTTCCTAAAACTTTTGAATACTTTGAATCATTGAAAATAATAAAAGGCTTACATCTTTTTCTCATTAAAAACCCTTCTCTCTTGAATAGCAAACACAGATACTCTGGGGAAAATTGCAACTTTAATTTATTAACTACTTGCCCAGAAGTTAAGCCACCGAGATACAAGCTATAATATATCTCCACCTCTTTTTTTCCTACCTTGTATTCTTTTCTATCAAAACAAATTTTCATTTCCCCTGCCTGTTCGTTGTTGTTCTTTTTTAATGATTGCACCTTGATTGCAATCAGTCAAGGAAATAAAAAAGCCCAGATTTCTCTAGGCTTTTTTCGATTAATTTGGCGGGACAAAAAAAATCAAACACTTGTTAATTTATATCTTGACGTAAAATAAAAGTCAAATTAACCTTTCTTCACACAGAGGTAACATTCATGCATCAAATTTTAGGTATTCGAGAATACTTTGACAGAAAATCTCAACGAGTAAAAAAAGCAGACAGGTTCTTTGATAAAAACTGGAGAGTAGAATCTTTAAGCGAGCTTCTTCTTAATCATGAAAATTACTTAGAACTTATTCCAGAAGGCGAGCGATACAATATGTTCGTTACTTTCGCTAAATGTCAGGAATCTAAGGGCAGAGTGCTTAAAGAGCAAAACATTATCCCTTTCGACATTGATGAGATTGATTACACTTATATGGATAAGTATACAGAAGCTATTTGTAGAGTACTGCAAGTTGATTATGCAACTACTGGCTTCATTGCCACTGGTAATGGACTGCACGTTTTAGTTGAGACAAATGCGCCTATCTTGGATACTGAATTTTTTGAAAGTAATCGCACTTATTATAAACATCTTTGCATCCTTATAGAAAAAGAATTTCGCAGACTGGAGTTGCCATTTAAAGAAGTTGACTCAGCTGTTTTTGCTCCTGCTTACATGACTAGATTACCAGGTACAGAAAATAGAAAGAAAGATAAAGCAACTAAAGTTGTAAGAATAATTCAAGCTATTCTTTTCCCTATTGACTTTGATCTCCAAGAAAGAGCTGGTATGCAACCAATCCCAGAAGGCGAGGCGCTAACTAGATTACAAATGAGTAATAAACTTAAGCAATTACCGGCCGACACAAAGGCCGTTCTTACCCAGTGCCCTTTTATGGTATATGCATCTACTACTGGCAATATCTCTGAAAGGCAATGGTACAACGCTCTTAATATCGCTTCTCATTTAACTAATGGTTTTTCTGTCTGCCATGATATCTCAAAGCATGATCCAAGATATAATTTCAATGAAACACAGAGTAAGGCAGAGCAAGCAAGTGAGCGCTCAGGCCCAATGAAGTGTTCAACTATTGAAAAAACTTATGATGGCTGCAAACTTTGCCCCCATAGAGATAACAAAAATATAACCTCTCCGATTTTGTTAAAAAGCGTAGATTTCGTTGCTACTACTGAGAGTGGATTTAGGTTTTTAACCAATAAAGGTGAAGCAGGGAAGATAGACTTTGAAGGACTGGTTAAAACATTCTTTAAGAGCAATAAAATAGTTTCCATTAATCGCAATACATTCTATCGCCACCAAGGGAAATTCTGGGAGTCAATTGAATCTGACGAGATAGCTCTCTTTTGCAAAGAGCGAGTAAAGCCAATAAGTCGCCCGCATGAATGGGATGAATTTGTTCGCATGGTTCGCATCGACACAATCCAGGACGCTAGTTTTTTCGATAAATCAACCGATGGATACTTAAATTTCGAGAACGGAGTTCTTAAGCTTGGAACGTGGACATTAGCGCCACATAGTTCGCACCACGGGTTCACTTCTGTTATACCTTTTCCATTTATACCAGAAGCAAAGTGCCCACTATGGGATCAGACATTAAGCAAAGTTATGCTTAGTCGCCCGCACCTCGTAGACCTACTTAAAGAGTTCTTTGGCTACTGCCTATCTAATGGATATCAGCACCATAAGGCACTAATTCTAACTGGAGTTGGCCGTAACGGTAAATCAACAATCATGGAAACAATTATGTTTGTCTTAGGGAACGGGAATTACTCATCGCTGGCGTGGGATGATGTAGTAATGCCGGAAACATCTTACTCGATGAGGAATAAATTAGTTAATTTCTCAGAAGAAGTAGGGAAAAAAGAATTTATAAATGTAAGTGCCAAAATGAAAAACCTTATCGCTGGGGGAGAGTTTAGGACAAGAAAGCTTTACTCTGACTCGATCCAGGTAACTAACCGGACAAAATTTGTCATGGCCTGTAATCATTTACCAATGACCAATGACACTTCTGTTGGGTTTTTAGAGCGTCTAATTATCGTACCATTTGAGGGATATTTCACAGCAGAAACCGACGCTAATTTTGATCCAGACATAAAAAATAAGTTAAAGAATGAAGCGTCCGGTATCTTAAACTGGATGATAGACGGCTATAAGAAACTAAGTACGCAAGGAAGTTTCTCTAAAACCGAAGAAACCAATGCCATGATTAAGGAATATACATTTTCTAATAATCCCATTCTTGGATTCATGGAAGACAATTTGAAATTCGAGGAAGGCTTAATGGAATCAAGTGAGGAACTATATAAGTCATTTAGGGCTTACTGCTACGAGGCTGGAGTCTCTGCAATTAGGCGAACTTCTTTCTTGACGGAATTTGAGAGGATGGCACAAACCAGAAGTTGTGGAATAAAGAAAGTTAGGGCCAGAGTATATCGTAGCCTTAACCCTCTTAGTTGCTTTCAAGGATTATGTTTGGTCTCCAACACCAATAGGCAAGCTAGTAATTTTTAGCTTATTATTTGCGAGAAAAGCGAGAACCAGGTCACTAACGTCAAACGCCCTGGCCGATGCTATTTCAGGCCCTATTGGATATTCACTTAGGAGGGAAATCTCTGACCAATATTTAAGAGGAAGAGGGCAAATGCCCCTCTCACAGTTTGAAATAACTTGCGCAACACTCCCGCCTAAAAACTTTGCAGAAAAGCTAGCCTGACTCATATTTAATTCAAGTCTTAATTTCCTAATTAGCTTCCCTTCGTGAATGTGATTCTTAAGTGTCTGGTATCTCTTTTTTTCAATTACTTCCACTGTGAACTCCTATTTTTTCTTGGTTAATTTTAGTCTGCTTCATTGAACATGATATACAGCTATTCACTTTTTTTAAATAAATTGAACGACTCGCTCTCTTCACGATTGTCCCGCAAGTACATTCACAAACATAATAATGTTCAAACATCTTATGCGCCCCTTTTGACACAAACCTGGCATCTGCCAAGTTTAATATCTTAAGAAAGCCCCAAGTTGATCCGTTTTCTAATATCATACCGTAACCATTGCCCATTGGTCGCCAAACTTGACTTCTAATCGTTCTAGTTTTTCATCCATTTCAGCGATAAAATAACTCGTTTCTTCAAGAAACCGCTCAAACATTGCCGTATCTGGTTCAAAAATAGTTGTCGCTAACTGATTCTTCTTCATTCTCGGATCATAACTGCCAAATGCCCAAAAATCCGCACCAGTCACCCATAGGGAGAATTGCACTTGAGCGTAGTATTCTTTCTTTACATCATCGAAACATAAAAACTTAATATGATTTTCTGAATTGAAAGGACACTTTAGCTCCCCTCCAGACTTAGTAGTAACTGAAAGAAAATCAGGCGAACAACCAACTCTGTAATCATGGGCATAGATAAATGGCAGAGTTAAAACGCTTTCATCTTTTTCAAACTCATAAGCTGATCGTGCGCTCTGTTCATTATCTTTCCCCCATTGCAAAGGCTTGGCACTTAACTCAGGAGAAACACCTGTGCAAACCTGGGCAATTAAAGAGGCCATATAAGTCGCTCTGCCATCTGCTGTTCTTTTCCCTAGTAGATATTTAGCATTACTGGCAGAAATTACTCCTAACTTCATTTTTAGCCAGTCACTTGACCCTTGTTCTATTGTTGATGGATCAAAGCCCAGTTTCTCTTTGTACGTCTCAAGCTTCTCGAATTGTGTTTGATGAAAGTTCATGGCCCCGCCTTTTAAAATTTAATATCTTTTGTTGTTAATAAAATGTTCTCTTCAATAACTTCCTCTTCCTTAATAACCACAACGTCCGGTTTCTTTGACTTATATTTATCTAGAAAACCAAGTGCATATACCGCTTGGATATTATTTAAATCATCAACTGATAAGATCTTGACCTTGAATTGATCCGACAAGTGAGCAAGTAGTCTTTTCTCACCACTTGTTATTCCAGCCAAAATTCCTTTTATTTCAACAAGTGACCGATCACTTGCCTTGGCCGCCTCAATCACTTCTGCTTTAAAGTCAATCCCGTCAACTTCATTATTATGTGCAATCACCTCAGCGAATCTTTTTGTCTTTGGCCATGCCTTTGATGCTCTAATGATAACGGTTTTCTTCATCATTTCTAACGGATCAGAAACCCAAGGCCCCGATGGGCCACTTTTTGACTTCCATGACTCACTTCTGTTTCTAATCGAATGGATCTCCTCAATACTCATTGTCGTGGTTAGAAAGTCACCACTTTTTACTTTGGCAACAACATAAGCACCGATAACCTCACCTCGATCAACTTCTTTGTCAAAGGGATTGAATTTATGCTCTGGTGGCTTGCCCTGGTTACTTAAAGCAAACAGATCATTTTTCCTCACAATTTCAGAATGAATCCATTCAACCGATCCCGAGTCAGTAGCAATCTTGCATAAGCCTTGATAGGAAACAACGAGAGTAATCCCGCCTTTCCTCGGTACTAAATAAGCTAATTTCTCCGCTGGTGAAAGTGTTAATCCAATTGCTGCGACGTTAATAATGGCATTTTTAAGAGCCTTTGGATTACTCTTTGCTATATTTAAAGCAAAGTCATTGCCTTCGATCACTTGTAACGCAAACATTGACTCTTTTTGAAAGTCTAAGTCATTTGCGATTCCTTCAAACTCTTTTTTAAAACCAAGCACCTGATCTTTTAATAAAACTAAATTACTCATTATATCCCCCTTGCCATTATTTTTAATTCTGATGGTCTAAGATCATAAGTGTTTTCATTATCATAAGCTTCCCATTTTTCTGATTCAAACTCTTCAAATTCCTCTGCCGACACTGTTTTTGAAAAAACATTTATGACCAACTCTTCTAACCTGATAGTTGCTGTTAAATATTTATAACCAGAATCCGTCGTGGTCACTGTAAGACTTTTGCTCTTAAAAACCTCACTTCTTAAAGGTTCATTATGCACACACATTGAAACATTCATTATTTTTCTCCCGCTTAAAAGATTAATTATTAAATCTTTATTAATTTACTGCATAAAAGGTCTCGTTAAATATTTCACTAGTCACTGGTGGGACACCTTCACTATCAAGAAAATCCTCATAGTCTTTTAGTTCCTTTTCAGCCAGTGCGTGAAAGTTCATAAGTTGTTTTTCGGCACGACCCCAAACAATGTCCTGAAGTTCTTCTTTGAGTGGCCCATAGTCTTTGCCGTCAATGCCTCTAGTGTAGGGATCGGCTAAAATTGTATTCAAGCGTTTTGTTGGGATGAATTTTAGGTTACAAATCATTCCCATTCTCCCTTCAGCAATATCCCTGACAATAGATACAAGCCTATCCAAGTAATGGCCGTTAGAAATCCGCACACTAGGTCATAAGTTAATTCAATCATTCTACACTTCCGATCAATCTATAACCTTTTTCGTTGTCTTTTAGTGACGACGTGACAGTCTCACCGCTCAATATTCTGTAACTGATCTGATCGTCAGTTACGTCAGTTATTAAAACTATGCAACTCGATAATGTTTTGTAAATGTCTCCAGCTTTCATTTTATATTCCCCTTTTGTACGATTATTATTTTAAAAATAGCATCGCCCGTCTTAACTTCTTTCGATTCTCTCAACTCGGAATATTCTCGACTACTTATATCATATCCACGAACTGCCTTTAGTAAGCTTTCTTTTTTTGAAAATAACTCGACTGAAATACCGTAATGATATGAGTCAATAAGTAGTATGTAGATCATTTTTTATCTCCTAAAACGGTATATCATCCGTTGTAAACATTTTATCAGCTATATCATTATATGCGCCAAATTTTTCAGTATCCCAAGCATCACGTCTGTCAATATCTAAGCTTTCTATCTGTTTGAGAAGCTTAATACACTTCTTGAAATCACACGAAGCGTCCTGTATTTCTCTTATAAGAGTTTTAGTTAAATAGTTCTGTAATTTTTGAAGTTGTTCACTTGTCATTTTAAGTCTCCCTTGTAATAAAATTAATTGTGTAAAATCTGGAAAGAAACTAACCCTCTCAATATCTCCGAAAGCATCAAACTTAAAGAATCCTATTTCGCAGCATAGTTTATGCTTTGAAAAGATTTCACCAACTATATTTTGCGCTATTCTTTCAAAACGGTCACATACCTCTGACCTAGCGTTTTCAAATTCTAAATCGTCAATGATTCCTAATTCGATACTTTGAAGAGATTCTTTACGCTTACTTTTCGGTGTACCTCTTATTAATAATTTAACTTTTAACATTTTCTACCCCATTAATGAAAGCATGCATTAAATTATAAAGATCTTCCTTGGTAGTGTAGCCGCTACTGATAGGGATACTTACGCCACCGCTGGAGTTACTCATCCTCTGCAAACAGACGCCACCATAAGCCCAACTTAAATGATAGTTACCAATGTTAGCTACACTTTTTCCATTCTCACTGGTGTAAGATGTCTGCGGTGAACCTGTAATTAAGTTAATTCTACTTACGACTGCTTCTAGATCTTTCGTTAATACTTTCATTTTAAACCCCCTCTTCTTCAATAGACATTAGACAATGATGGTAAATGTGGTTGATTGGATACTTCTTTGCGAATCTTATTAAGTCATCATGGCTTATTAATTTGATAAATTCAGTATGTACTTCCCTTCCAAACTTTTCAAAAATACTATCGCCATAATCGTCACCCTCACTACATAAAATGTAGCCTTGAATTATTTCTAATGGTTTCATTTTTATTTACTCCTCATCCTTTAATTAAAGTGTTTTGCTTCAAGTTCTAAGTAACCTATTTATCTATCTTTAGTATTCTATTACTCGAGAATTGTGAGCATCCCAAGCATCACGAACATCATTCATACCAGTATTATCCCAATATTCTAAAATCTCTTCATTTTTACAACCATGAAGTGCTTTTAAATGTCCCGAACACCAATTCGGACCCGTCACTACGTAGTCCCACGATTTAACATATTCATAGTTACTGTCTGGAATAGCTAAAAATATCAATGCAAAAACATTACCACCAATGTTTTTAGTTGAAATAACCATTGACTGTTCAGTGAATTTAATCCCGACAATCACGATATCTAATTCAGGCTGAACTTGCATCAAGTAATCATAGTCATCTGTAATGTCATCCATTTGATCACTACTATACTGATCTTTAAAGTAGCCAAGTTCATGTTGAATGTCTCTTAATTCCATGAATGAATCCGAGTAATCCTCTAATTCTCGATTAAACACTTCCTGACTTCCAAAGCTCTCTAAGATAGCTTTCATTTTAGCGATAAGAATTAATTGCTCTTGAACTAACATAAAAATTTTTCCTTTTTGTTTGATGAAAGCAACCCGCTTGCTTTCTATTCTCTCAATATACGCTTATTTTATATAAAGTAAAATAAAATCATTACTATAATCATTTTTATTTTGTACCATGTAATCTTTACCAATTAAAAAGTAATAATTAAAACAAAATAACCCCAAAAAGAGCTACAAAATAACCCGAAAAAGTTAGTGTGTTACAAGTATGTGTCACGTGCCAAGCATGTTTAAAAATGCTTGCAAAAAACCAAAACTTCGACACAAAAACCAAAAAACCATAAACAAGTTTAATATATTAGTCTGAACCTAAATAATTATTACTATAAAAAGTGAGCTAAGTAGGTGTCAAAAAAACCATCGAGAGATGCGTTAATTTTAGGGTATTAATTATTTATGTCAAAATCATGACAGCGAGAAATTACAGTACATAGAGTCGAAAAATGGCTAAAAGCGTGTCGAAGTGTGCTTGTGCCGACACATGTGTCACGATGGGTGAGATGCGTCAAGTTTATGTTATTGTTTTATAATAGCCTATTTTGTGTCAATGTGTTGATATTTTTTTATAAAGTAGCAGTAGGAATAAATTGAATTTCAACGAAAGTTTGATATACCGAACTTTAGATTTTACTCATTATTTTAGCCAGCCTTCTTGGCTTTTTCTATAGGAATTGTTCGGTATACCTAACACTTTCACCATTTTGTTATATTCCAGTAACTTATACTACTCAATAAGTTTTATTCATGCTTGCAGTGCTAAAAACCTGCAGGTATTATTTGATGAATCTGTCAGCGTCAGGAATTTGTGCGGAAATCGTGCTATTTTCAACCTTAAAAGCAATGCTCTTGTTCACTAATTGACAAGAAATCCGAGAATCTATTGAGTATATTACATTAGCTATTGACATCTTATCTATTATATCTATTACCTATTATATCTATTACCTATTATATCTATTACCTATTATATCTATTGCTCTCAATATCCCCCATTATTACTGTGTAGTGTAGATGAGTAAGTAACAAACAGTGACTACCTTAAGTCTAAGTACATTCAACGAAGCTATTGAGGCCAGTATACTAGTAAGTTTCATTGAGGTGTAACGAAAATGAAACTGTAGCTATGTTCTAAAAAACTTGGTTTGAAGGGGGTACCCCCAAAGTAAGTTGAAGCTGTGTTCATTTGAACCCATCCCCTCCCACAAAATCAAAATTCCCAAATTAGTCGCTTGCTGTCTGCTGTCTTGCTGCTTGCACTAATATTCCCCATTAATTATATTCAGATCCAAATTTTTAAAATTTAGAATTTTCAAATAGTAAGTGCTTGCAGTTGACTGATGTTTATTTTATAATGACAGAGCTTGGGAACTGGGCATTGATATCGTGAGTGCTATAAAACACTCCTTCAATCTTGGTTCCTGGGCGAAATAGATTTCGGGGAAATTATGGATTTAGCAGTTGCAACCTATAAAAGGATTAACGAAACTGGGGAAATTGAAATCGTTGAATGTGCGACAGGCAACGTGTTGTCACAAGTGGCGACTTATGAGGTGGTAAGTAGGATACAGGGAAGGTACGTCATATCTCCTGGAGTGATATCAGTGATAACTAACTTAGTACGATCGCATGGCCTGACGTTGATTAAGATATCTAAGATGGAAGGGATGCCTCCTATTAGTGTATTGTACGCATGGAAGGCGGCGTCGGAAGAGTTTAGGATTGCGCTGAGGGAAGCGGAGAAGGATAGAGCAGATATATTTCATGACAAGTTACTTGATGCGGCCGAGACAATAGATGGTCTAGGTAAGGATGAGGTGCCGTCGAAGAAACTATTAATTGATACACTGTTTAGATTAGCGGAAGCGGACAACTCAGAGAAGTACAAGACTAAGGCTTCTGCTGGAGAAGGTAGCGGAGGGAGTGTCGTCATACGAGTGGACACAGGGATAAAGAGGGAACCGCTTGACGGTGGAGAGGATTCAGGTGATACTGTAGTAATAAAAGAAACCGACTATAAGGAAGTTCAGAATGGATAAGAAGAAGCCAAAGTTTGACTTTAAGAAAATATCGAAGAGCCAGGGAACCTACAGTACGGACGTTGTGAAGACAGGGGCCGGAATGGTTGAGACTACCAACGAGAAGGGACAAAAGGGCGTCGTGTACAACCAGAAGGAACTAGATAAATATGGTTCTCCACCTAGTGATAAGAAGGCTCCGGCCGAGAAGAGCGTGAGTGGGTACAAGAGCGCACCAGTCAGTGTGCCGTTCTCGGACTCAGCAGAGATGCTTAAGGGCGCTAACCAAGCGAACAAGGGTATACTCACAGCGATAAGTGGAAAGTCAAGAAGAAAGAAGTAGACCAAGCGATAGAGAGTTTGAATGAGCCTTCCTCCAAAGAATATTGGTAGAGTCAAAAACGTCAGCACCGGATATATTCCGAGATCAATCCAAGCGCTACTGCATAACAAACTGAAAAGATTCAACGTCCTAATGTGCCATCGACGCTTTGGTAAGTCGGTGTTTGCTATCAATGAAATGATAGATCAGGCGCTTCGATGCAATCAAATGTATCCAATTTATATTTACTATGCTCCTACATATTCACTAGTGGAGGATATCGCTTGGGCGTACTTGAAGCAGTTTCTGAAAGATGTTCCAGGAGTTGAGTGGAACCAACAGAAGTTGCGAGCGAAGATAGATCGACCTGATAGAGGCGACCACATAATTATTCAGTTGAAGTCAGCTGACTCGTTAACATCTGCCATCGGAAGATACGCCGACGGAGTTGTTCTAGATGAATATCAGGATATTAACCCCATCTTCTTTAACAAACTCATGCCGATGCTTGCAGACAGAAAGGGATGGATGATTATCCTCGGGACTCCACGGGGCGATTGTGACCTGACTATCAAATTAAATATGTTCAAGAGTACCGCAGGGTGGTTCACTTGTAAGATAAAAGCGTCAGAGTCAGGTGTCATAAGTCAAGAAGAGTTAGATATCCAGCGAATGTCTATGTTGCCGGAACAGTACGCTCTTGAGTTTGAGTGCGACGAGACAGCGGCCATGATTGGGTCTTACTATGGGTCAGATGTTGAGAAGCTCATTGAGGGAAAAAGAGTTGGTGTCTATCCTCATGATCCTAGTTTTGAGTGTGAGACTGCTTGGGACTTGGGTATGTCAGATCTAAATACTATATGGATAATTCAGCAGATCAGGGGCGAAGTCAGGGTAATTGATTACATCTCAGATAACGGGAAGGGACTAGATCACTACGTCGGGTTACTCTATAAAAAGAGGTATATCTACAGTAGGCACTATATGCCTCATGACATAAGAGTTAGAGAGCTTGGGACAGGCGTGACCAGAGAACAGACGCTTTACAATTTAGGGATTCCACAGGGGACGATTCATGTTGCGGAAAAAATGGGTGTGCTTGATGGTATCAATGCCGTACGAATGTTGCTCCCTCGTTGCACATTTGATGAGCCAAACACAACGGAAGGGTTGAAGTGCCTAAGAAACTACCAAAGAGTTCACGATGCTATAAAACAGACCTTTTCGAGAACGCCTCTGCATAACTGGGCATCACATGGGGCGGATGCTTTCAGGACATTAGCTGTTGCGATAAAGCCACCAATGGAGCAAATGAGAAGAAACCGCTTGATTACACAGGCCAGTGCAGACTATAATGTCTTTGACTAGGAGTTTATTATGGCAGAGAAAGTAACAGAAGAAGAAAGGCGATTTGCGAATACGCCCCGTAGTCAAATAAATTTTCACGCCGAGTCTATTAAGAAAAGAATGGCAGAAGAAGTAGGTGCAGCTAATCCAAATCCTAGAAATCCGTTAACGCCGACTCAAGGTGGAACACAGTCGCTAGAGCAACAAAGAGACATGGAACGAGACCCTACGCAGACTAAACTTGCTATCAGTAGATCGGCTGCGGGTGGAAAATCAAATTACAAGGACTTCATGTATATAAGCAACGAAGCTGAGGCTGAATATCAAAAAAATCAAGCTCTCGTTGAGGCTAATTTTGGAGCTTCTGCTAAAAAGAAGTCTGCCTTAAGCGGTAGACCAGGCTCTGCTCCCAAGAGTGGCGGTGGAGCTTCCCTTTATAACCAATCAGGAACAGGACTTTACAGTATATGAAACCAAGTGCAAGGGCGCTGTTAGCAAGATATGCGACACTGGAAGCAGAAATGCGTTCTTGGTGGAAAACTAACTGGCATGAAATATCTCAGTATGTTTTAGCTAATTATGATGATATTTACGACACTCAAGTCCAAGGTCAGAAGAAAAATCACTCTAAAATTTACGATACGACAGCTTACCAGTCACTTAAACTACTGGCTTCTGGACTTCACTCAATGTTGTCCAATCCTTCGATCCCTTTCTTTGGTTTAACCACTGGAATAGAGGAATTAGATAGCGACGAAGAAGTGAGAGACTGGTTACAGAAGGCAACTAACTCAATGCATTCTATTCTCAATGGATCAAATTTTCAAACAGAGATTCATGAGACCTATGTGGGACTTACTGGTTTCGGAACTGCCGTTGCTTTCATAGAAGAAGACAAAAAGAACAAAGTGAGGCTAAATACTCAGCCAATTTACCACTGTGTAATTGACGAAAACCCAGAAGGTATAGTCGATACGATTGGACACTCCTTTAAATGGGAGTTGCGGAAAATTATCAAAAAATTCGGAATAGAGTCACTACCTCCTAAGTTTAAAGACAGTACGCTGAATTCATCAAGATTATCTGAGGTATTAACGGTTGTTCACATGGTTTATCCTCGTGAAGATATAAGACTCTTTGATGATGGCGCTCCTTTGCCTGGCCCTAAGAATATGGCGTTTGCTTCAGTCTATATATTGAAGGATGATGGGCACATTTTAGAAGAAAGTGGGTATCATGAGTTTCCAGCACTGGTTCCTCGATGGATGAAGTTACCTGGTGAAAAACTTGGACGATCACCGACAATGGATGCCATGCCGGACATAAAAATGGCCAATGTTATGTCGAGAATAAACATTGAAGCAGCTCAATTATCAGTCAGACCTCCACTTCAAAGAGAAGATGATGGTGTTAATCAAATAATCAACTACACACCTGGGGCGATTAATTTAACAAGACCAGGATCGAAAGGTATTTCTCCTATAAATACTGGAGTTAATCCTCAAATAGGGGAGAAGCTACTCGCAGCAGTACATGAGAGAATCAAGCAACATTACTACTTAAATCAGCTACAACTAGCACAGAATAATCCTCAAATGACAGCAACAGAGGTTTTGCAAAGAACAGATGAAAGTCTACGGATAATGGCACCTGTTCTATCGAGATTACATAATGAACTACTCAAACCCCTCGTTGATAGGCTTTTTGGTATCATGCTTAGGAATAATTTACTTCCTCCTAAGATTCCTTCTAAGTTAAAAGATATTGATATTCAAGTTCAGTATAGCTCAATGATTGCTCGGGCACAGAAAGCAGTTAACGCTGAAACAGTGACAAGGGTTTTGGGATTAATGGGTGGACTTATCCAAATGAAACCTGATATCTTAGATAACCTGAATGTAGATGAAACATTTCTTTATATCTCTGAGATTTCAGGATTGCCACAAAAATTACTAAATGGAAGAAGTGATACTAAGAAAATAAGAGAAGGAAGAGCGGAAGTCGCTAAACAACAGGCACAAATGGAGCAAGCTCAAGTAGCTGCCGATGTTGCCCAGAAATCTAGCAAAGCAACTGCTTAATCAATCCTATCAATAGGGGAATTGAGTGATAAGTGAAAATGTAAAAAAGCGCAATGCGAGCGTTAAATTAATCGCACAGTACCAAGAATTATTCAAAACAGATCATGGCAAAATTATCCTAAAAGACCTTTTAAAAGAGACAGGTGTTTTTCATGGCTCGTATAGTGATAGCCCCCAAGCAATGGCCTATAACGAAGGCAAGCGATCAGTAGGGCTTAGATTAATACAGATACTAAAAATGGATCATCAAAAACTCAATGCCATTTTGGCGAAAATAGACAAAGACATGGAAGAAAACCAAGGAGACAATGCGTATGACATTCTTAAGTAGAAGGCACCTAGTTAGATTACCAGATATTGACGAAGGTGGCGGCGGTGGCGGTTTATTGGTACCTGATCCAGTAGCAGCGCCGGTCACTCCATCAGCAGCGCCAATTATTGCCACGGAATCAAAAGCAGACTGGAACAGCGAGAACTGGAAGGACTTCCTAGAGGAAGATTTAAAGACTGATCCTAGCTTGAAGCACATTAAAGATATTCCAACGGCAGTTAAATCTTATATTCATGCTCAACGAATGATTGGGGCAGATAAGTTTCTTGTTCCTAATAAATACGCTACGCCTGATGAATGGACAAACATTTACACAAAACTTGGAAGACCAGAAGCCGCTGATAAGTATGATATTAAGTCAGAAGATGGTTCACTTATTTCCCCTGAGTTCATGAAGGGATTTAAAGAAGCTGCGTTTAAAGCAGGACTTAACCCACAACAGGCAACTGAGTTCTCTAATTTTTACGACAAGCAAGTGAAAGATGCTCAGGCCCAAATGATAACTTACGAAGACGAGCAGACGAATCAAGAGATCGGTGAACTGAAGAAAGAATGGGGCGCAGCTTACGATAGCAAGATTAAGGCGGCTCAAGTGGCGTTAAAAGCCTTTGGCGGAGACGAGATCATGACTTACTTAAAAGAGTCAGGGCTAGACACAAACACTAAATTGGCCAGGTTATTTGCAAAAGTAGGGGAGAGTTTATCAGAGGATCAAAATGATCTAGGTGGAGCTACTTCTAACGCACTAACCCCAATGGCTGCCGATAAAGAGCTTAATGGGATAATGTCGAACCCTGCTTATTTTGATAAGGATCATCCAGATCACGAGAGATTGGTTAATTACGCTGTAGAATTAAGAGACTGGAAAAAAGTCTAAAAAGTCTAAAAAGTCTAAAAAGTCAAGTCTTCGTAAAAAGGGGCTTGACTCACTGTCATATCATAGAGTATAGTACCAATGTAGGACAACTCTTCTCGAATCCTATCTAGTTCACATTCAAGACCCGCTTAAAATCGGATAATCAAAAAAAACACATTAACATTTTGTTACCTAAACTTATTTGGAGGATTTTATGTCAAACGAAACTATTGACCAATCAAAAGTAGATCAGTACAGCGCAAACGTGTTCCACTTGTCACAACAAAAAGAATCTCGTTTAAAGCCATTAGTAAGAAACGAGCCACTTAAAGGTGAGTCTGGTTATTATGACCGATACGCCGCAGGATCAGCTCCTACAAAGAAAACAGGTCGTCATTCAGCGACTCCGGTTTCTTCTGTAGATCATTCAAGACGTAAAGTAACTGGTGACGAGTATGAGGATAATATCCTTGTTGACGATCTAGATACACTGTCAATGATTCATGACCCGACTTCTCAGTACGCTAAAATAATGGCCATGAAATTTGGTCGCCAGATTGACGATATCATCATTGCTGAGGCTTTAGGTTATGCTTTTTCTGGAAGAGCAGGAGCGACAACTGTTGCTTTCCCAAGTAGCCAAAAAGTTGTAGCGCATGACGGATCAACTACTACAGGAGTAAACTTGAATGTTAAAACTCTTCGTAAAGTAAAAGAGAAGTTTATGGCCAATGAAGTTGATAATAGCATGAAGAAATTTCTTGCTTGTTCAGCTAGTCAAATCATGAGCCTTTTAGCTCAAACAGAAGTAACTAGCTCTGACTACAACATCATTAAAACATTGGTTCAAGGTGAGATTAACACTTTCATGGGGTTTGAATTTATTCAAATCGAGAGACTTGCTAAGGCAACAGATGATGTGACTTACAATGTAAACAATGGAGCTTTCGGATCAGGAACGGGAACTATCACAATAGCTTCAAACAATGCCCGCAAGTGTATTGCTTGGTGCCATGATGGTATTCTTCTTGCTATCAAGAAAGAAACTAAGTCAAGAATCAGCGAGAGAGCAGACCTATCGTACAATATGCAAGTTTATTACTGCATGAACATGGGCGCAACTAGAATGGAAGAAGCTAAAGTAGTTGAAGTTATTTGCGCAGAAGTTGCTTAATTAGTGCTTAATTAATGTTTAACAAATAGGAGATTTTTATGGCTGAATTTAAGAGTTCAAATTATGTAAAGGCTAACTCGAAGCCTTTATTACCAATCGACGCTGGAGAAGTTAGTGGAAAATCTCGTTGGAACTACAACGAGTATCAACCACTGGCCAATTTAGCATCTGCTGACACTATCCTTTTGGGGAAAATTCCAGCAGGAGCAAGAATCGTGGGTGGGTGGATTAAGTCCGCAGCTCAAGGTGGATCTTGTACCGTTGATATCGGGAACCAAGTAAGCGCACCAGGTGGAGAAGCTGCTGATGTAGACTCTCTAGGCGCAGCTTTTTCTTTGGTTTCAGCAGGGATCTTGCAACTTTCTTCTAAAGTTGGAGCCAAATTTGGATCCAAATTTTCAGAAGAAGTTCAGATATTCGCTACGATCAATGCAACTGGGTCAACTGGGTTGATTCAAATCATGGTAGAGTATGTTCTTGATTAATTAAATACTAGCCCCTATAATTAGGAATACAACTTTCTTTTTGTAGGGGTTTTTAATGGCCATAGACCTAGATATCGCTAATTCGGCTTTAATAAAGCTTGGTCAAGAGAAAATTTCCGTATTTCCAGACGCCACAACTAAACGTGGAATAACCATTTCTGAACAATTTGCAAAAATAAGAAAACGACTCATCCGCCACCATCCTTGGTCATTCGCAATGAAGAGAGTCAAACTATCGGTTGCGGTTAGCAATATCGAATTCGGTAATGTTATTGTTGCAAATGACTCCTTTATTGCTTCAAAGCATGGCTACCCAACTGGGTTGAAAATTCAAATATCAACAGATGGCACCGTTCCTACTGGGTTGGCGCTATTAACTAATTATTATATCATTAAATTAACAGTGGACACTTTTGCGCTCGCTACTTCTCTTAGCAATGCTTTGGCGAGTACGGTTATTGATATTACCGCTCAAGGAACAGGGACTCATACTATTACCCCACAGGACGTTACTCCTGAGTTTGGGTTTGATTCTCAAATGACTCTCCCTTCTGATTATAATACTATCCATAAAGTAACAAGCGATGCTGATGGTTTGAGGAACATTGACCACAGGCTTGAGTCAGGGAAGCTCCTAACTAACGAGACCGAGTGTTATATTATGTTTACTTATAATTTAACCGATGCTTCTCTTTTTACAGATGATTTCGCTGAGTGTTTCGCACTTCTTTTGGCTGCTGATTGCGCCTACGATATAGTCCAAAGCAAAGAACTAGCTGATTCCTTGATGAAGGAATTCAAAGAGGCACTAGCAGATGCTAAATTTAAAAATGGCTACGAGTCAACACAAGAGCCTCATCAAGTGGATTACTTTTCCTTGTCGAGGTACTAATGGGACGCTTCATAAATAACCAAGATTCTTTTACAGCAGGCGAGATAAGTGAATTGCTCCACGGCAGACCTTCGCTCGATCAGTATAAAGATGGGTTAGCTGAGTGCCTTAATGCCTTTCCTATGAAGGGTGGCGGTTTCCAGCGGAGAAATGGGAGTAAGTTTCACTTTAGTCCCAGTCATGACCTTGCACATATAGGTGAATATGGCCCAACTGAATTAATCACTGATATTAAAATAATTCCTTATAAGTTGTCGGGTGATGAGCAGTACATTGTGGCGGTTTTAAAATTACAAACAAAAATAAGGATTCAATTTTATAAAGCACAGGCATTCACTGGGCTTGCCTATTCCCACGGTTCCAATAGCTCTGTATTGAGCACTGATTATCTTCCATATAATACAGATATTCAAAAAATACAATACACTCAATCGGGGACACTAATGGTACTGACTTTCGAGTCAAGAGTTGTTCCTCCTTTGTTTATTTCACTCAGGGACACAACGGGCGCTCCGTTATGGTATCTTAACTTTGCTTCTTATGTAGCCCCTTCTTCTGGCGCTTTGACATTTGCTGGAAATAATAATTTATCCAATAATGTCTCAGGGCCATCTCTTTCGACAAAAAATCACAATCTATCTGGCCATTTTTCTGAAATGTCTCAGCCATTCAGAGATCTTAATTCAACGCAAATAACAATGACAGCGGGTGCCGTATCAGGCAATACTACAGTCACTAGTTCTCAAGCTTATTTTTCATTAGGAATAGTTGGTTCTTGGTTAAAGTTAACAGCAGCAACTACTGGTGTTATGTTGATAACTGAATATATTAGTCCCACAGTCGTTAATGTGACAATACATATAAATACTCCAGTTACCGCTACTAAACTATGGGAAATTTCTGCATGGAACTCAAAATGGGGCTTCCCTGCGGTATCTTCATTCTTCGAGCAAAGACTTATTCTAGGCTCAACAATAGATCAACCTGATACATTTTGGGGTTCACAGACGGCGAACTTATCAATGTTCATGGAGAAGAAACTTGCACAAGATTTAGCGACAGATGGCTCCGGTGCCAATTACTTTGGGCCAGCAGTAGACTCCGACCCGTTTGCATTCCAAATAGCATCAAACGAGATTAATAAAATTGAATGGCTTATGGCCACTAGAACTTTATACGCAGGATCAGTAGGTGCTGAGTTCTCAATATCAGGGGCCAATTCTGCTCTTTCTAAGACCAGTTTTAGTATAAATCCAGAATCAAATATTGGTTCATCATACGTTCAGCCAATAGCGGTTGATAATTCAGTTATTCATATTAGTCGGGATGGGAAACATTTAAGGCAATTAAAATATTCTTTCAACAATGGATCAGTTATTTCAAAAGACCTAACTATTTTAGGGGAAAGAATTGAAAGCTCATTAATAACTAATTTCGTAACAGCGCTATTCACGAGCCTCGCATTGGATAAATCAAAAGGCATGATTTATGCCTTGGTAAATAATTCCACCGAGTCTTGCATCCTTTCTATTCTAGTAGACGAGACTGTGAATGTTCTCGGTTGGAGTAAACATCAACTAGCAGGAGCTAATAAAGTCCTCTCTATTTGCACAATCCAAAACTTAGATAATTTAAAAGAACAGCTATATATAGCTACCAAACGAACAATTTTAGGAGTTGACGTGTTCAGCGTAGAGATAATAAGCAACGCATTTGAGGGGGCATCTTTAGTTGATTATCTAGGCACAATTGGTTCACTTGATACGACTAATTACAATTTTATGCCAACTTATGTTGATTGCGCCAAAATTTATGATGGTGCGCCTGCAACAGTTTTCAACCATCCTGTTTTGAAATCAGTGGCCGTTGTTGGGCTAAGGGACGGAATTTATTTCACCGGAGTATTAGATGCCTCTGGCAATATTACACTTCCTTCTTCGTCAAAGGTTGTTTTTGGGTTAGCTTTTACCTCTAGAATGAAATTGCTTCCTCCTAATTTGGGAGCCTTTGGTAATAACGACGCCCTCCCTTCAAAAAAGAGATTAGATAAGATATGGGTCAGATACTTGAGAACGAAGCATCTTTTGTTCGGGACAAGTTCTTCTAATTTACTGGACTTAGAAATAGACACAAGCCTAGTTACTACTACTTTAAATTCAGATATTAAAAGCAAGGCGCTTCAAGGGATCTCAGAATTTGCTCCACAAATAATAATTGAAACAGATAAGCCTTTTCCTGCGATAATACTTCAGGTCGGTTATCGTGGCGTTACGGAGGAAATCTAATGGTTCCAGCATTAATATTGGGCGCAATGGCCATACAAACTATTGGCGGCATTTACTCAGCTCGTAAGCAAGCCAAGGGGATAAATGAAGAGGCTGATGATCTTCTCCTTCGTGATAAAGAAATGAGGGAGCGATCCAAATTAAATCTTCTTCAAATAGACACGCAGGCTCAGGAAGCTATGGGCGACCAAGTGACTGCATCAGCCTATGGTGGCGCTGCGGTTGATACAGGCTCACCTCTTTTGAACTACGCAAACACAGCATATAAGGCATCAGTGGCCAAATCTAATATATTAAGAGAGACAGAGTTTGCTTCTTCTCAAACTAGAGCTTCTGCATCTAATATGAGACGGCAAGCAAGGGACGTTAAAATAGCTTCTTATTTCGGAGCAGCGGCGGGAGTGACTAGGGGTGTTTATGAAACAAAAACAGCTTCGGATGCTGCATAGAAATTAAAAACTTACTCAGGAGAACAGATGCCAGTTATACCTTCAGCTAATTTTGATCAAAATATTTCATTGCAAACGCCAAGTAAGAATATAAACCCTCAATCTATGGGCATTATAGGCGACGCTGCTGAAAAACTAGGCAAGACTGTTTTTGATATTGGGGTAGATGTTCAGCAAAAAATAACTAAAGCCGATGCCGTAGATTTCACCTATGAGAACACAGCTAATTTTCACAAAAATACCAATGAATTTATAAACCGAGTAAGTAGTAAAACAAATGCAGACGGTTCATTAACTAAGGGCGATTTTTTAGATGATGGAACAGTTATTGATTCAGAGAATCCAAATGAAATGATCCAAAGGTTCCAAGACAAGCAGATTTCAGAAACAAGTAAGCGAGCTAAAACTGGTTTACAAAAAGATATGTTTGAAAGCTCTGTTAGGTCTTCTGCAACGGGGAATGTCCTTCATTCTCAAAGTAAACAATTTAAAGAAAATATCGAATATAGAGTTAAGAAACTTGACGATAACGGTAACATCTTCGCAGCTAAAGCCTCGACTCTCGGCGCAGGGCCCACAATCCTTTCAGATGGTTCAACCAGTGCAGGGAAGCTAATTAGTGATATGGCCGATTACAAGAACTATGTAGATGCCCAAGGCCCAAATGGCGTTGTTAGTCCTGCTATCGCTGAGAAGATGGTGAAAAGTTATGGGGCAGTCGCTCAGGATAATTACCACAGTGGCCTTATTAATCAGTTCTACTCAGGGGCGATTGGTTCTGACATTGAGAAGATAAAGCTTTTAAATATGGGAAAAACGGCCATAAAACTAGGGATTGATAATAATACAATCGAGCCAGCTATGGCGCAAAAATATGCTAGTAATATTGCGGCGGCAGAGGTTGGTTTATTTAAGGCGAACCAGAGCAATTTAAAAAATAGATTAGATGAGGCTGGTGTTTCTTGGTTAACTTCTGGGAAAGTAGATCAGGATGAGAAAAGATTTCTAATGTCTGATATTTTAAAATACGCAAAAGACGACACTGACAGGTCTCGCTTGCAGAAGAATTTGTTACAAGATGCCCATGTTGCCGGAGTGATGAATAACTTAGCGGGTATTTCACCTTCTAAAAGAGGCGCTGCTATTGATGAGGCATTGAACAATGTCGATGCCCTGTCTGCTGAACTAGCAGCGGCTAACCCAAATATTAAGGCAGGATCAAAGGCCTTTGAAGGCGTAAATAGAGAGGAACTAAGAGTACTAGCGAAAAAGCAGTCAGCAGCTTTAGTTAAAGAAATGTCTGCCGATCCGGCTGCTTATGATTTTAAAGTTAATGCGAGTAAATTTGTGACAGATGTAGAGATAATTAATAACCAAAATTCTTCTCCGCAGCAGAAGCAAATGGCAATGGATCATATAATCAAAACAACTGAAGAGAACCAAGCCACAGTCTTAGAAACGGCCGTTAAGGATCGAAGAATACTCCCGAAAGAAATGATTAAGAAACTTTCTAACGACATGATGGAGTCTGCCAAATCTACTACTCTTTCCAATTCAGATATGTTTAACGATGCTTTTTTGAATAATTACTCTCAGGCGGCGATATTTAAAATATTGGATCAGTCAGTTAAGGATGGAGTAGGTGCGCATGGCAAGGAAGGCTTCGACCCATTATATAAATCAATTTATCACTTCCCCAACAGAGATTCGATGAATAGGGTTGCTAATTTAGTTGCTCAAAAGGCACCACTTAAGGAAAGTTGGGGAGCTATGAAGGATTCAGCGAAGAAGATGAATTTACTAGAGGGCGAACTAGCGACTAGCACTAGCAAGTTTTACAAGGGTATGAGAAATAGTAAGTTAACTGGAACCGACTTGTCTCTGCAAAATTCCTTTAACCAAGTTGGAAAACTTTATATGATGAAGAAAATACTTGAAGGCTCATCCGGAGAGGAAGCTGGTGAGTCGTGGAAGTCCGAAATTGAGCAAAATTTTAAAGTAGTTGATAATGACAATGTTTCTTTTATTTTCCCTGCAAATTTACCAGAAGCTCCTATAAGAGAGTGGGCAGATAATTTTACTAAAAAGGAAAATATCAAAAAGTATCTACAAGATGTTGGCTCTAAGCTCCCTGCAAACATAAAAGACTATGATGAATACGCTTCCACTATCGTTAATTCAGATGGTGGATTTGGTGGCAATAGCACACTTACGGGTGTCTGGTTAAAATATAAGCCTTCTCCGGATAGTCCGACACTAGCCTATGTTTTAGGAGCCAATGGTAGACCTCTTGAAATTACCTTTGATTCAATATTAAAAAAAGGTACGAGAGCAGTACCATTAACTCCAGTTCTCCCTGATTCCCCTAAAGAAGCCAATCCTAAAGAAGCTACACCTATTAAGAATGAAATGGATGCACCGAAGGGTGATCCAAACTATGTATCACCGGCTGTATTGGCGGCGATCAGGAGAACTGAAAGCGAAATGCCTAGATTTCAAAGAAGAGGAAGTAAAAAATAATGCCAACACTCCCATTATCATCTGATTTACAAGAAGAGACCCCAGGTTACCTAGCAAAGCAAGTAGCCAAGACTGTTCCACAATATTCATTCAAAGAAGCAATGGAGGCGAGATATCGCCTCGGAGATATGAATGATACTATTTCCAATCTTGCAGACATAATTAGTAGTCATACACTTAAACAACGTGGACCTACATACTCACCACAAGAACTTAAGGAATATTTTCCAGACTCAACAGTCGATATAAAATATCCTACAACTATTGGAGAATTTACTCGGATAGATAAAAGAAAAAGAGAGTTAGATAAGATAGCGAGAATAAATGAGTACTCTCCGCAGTCAGCAGTCAATTCTACTCTTAAGTTTGGAGCAGAGATAGCGGGCGGAACTTCTAGTTTGGATTTATTGTTATCCATGGGTGTTGGTGCAGCGGCCGGAACAATTGCTCCCATTGCGAGGTTCGCAGGGAGTAGTCCAAAATTTTTCTCACTGTATTCTAATCTTGCCGAAAATTTACTAGTTGAGCCTGGCAATATCTATGCACACAAATTAAACCTAGAAAGTTATGACTACATGACTGATGCTCCTATGAATATTATCGGCGGAGCATTTTTGGGAACAGGGTTAGAACTTGGAGTCAAAAAAGTTGCCAACTTTGCTTTTGATAAATTTCCTGAAAAATCAATTAATCAAAAAATAATAGACAGTGAGATTGAAACCAACAATACAATGATCCAGATGAGCTTAGAAGCAGATAAGAAGCCTGACTTTGGCTTAACTGAATCAGTGAACAGAAGTAGGGCCAATCAGCTTACAGAAGATCTTAAATCTGAATCCTTATCAGATGGAAGCCCTGTTGATATTTCTCAAAGGGAAGAAATTATCACAAAAGAGCAATCTAAAGAGTTCATAGAAAGAATGGCCTCTCCTGACTCTCACTTCCTGCACGACTCCGATGCTTCGCTTAGAGTTGAGAACACAGAGGCTCCTATGACTTCAAAGATAAATGACGTAGAAATAGAGGTGGATAAAGCATATAAAATAATTGATGATTACTATGCCGATGGACAGATAAAAGAAGCAGATTACAAAGTGTTAAGAAATAACTTAGAAGATTCTAAGCAGAGAACGAAAATAATTAAAGTGCTAAGTGATTGTGGAAAGCGAAAATAATTAAAGTGCTAGGTGATTGTGGAGGGTTTTTCTAATGTCTGAATGTGTTATGAAATTACAACAAGAAATTTCCCAGATAACCAATAAAGATGAAATGCTAAAACAGCAGAAATGGCTAGATAGTGTAAAAGGGGCATTTACTGATTTTGATGAGTCAGTTAAAGAATTGAACCCTGCTCAGAAAAAAGAAGCATTTAGGAATTTTTACGAGGATTATAGGTTTTTTGAATCCCGAGAAAATCTTTTTCATGCTCACAATATTAGAACAGAATTAAATATGGACAAATTTCTTGCAGGGCCAGGGGTTATGGGATCGGTTCATGCCTTGGATACTATGATGACTAATCTTGATACTACTTACAAGAGCCGCCGGAAGGATTACACAAATAATCTTTTCAGTTCTCTTAACTCCAAGGATTTAATCGACTCCATTAAAAGGGCAGATCCAAAGCTAAGAAGAGATATTTCAATCGAAGCCTTTAATTTACAAGGTGGCATCAAGGGCGCTGATACTGGAAATGCTCATGCAGTAGAGACAGCTCAGGCGCTTAAGAAAGTGAATGACGTTATCTTGTCCGATAAGAGAAATTCAGGGATACCTGTCAGACATAATGATTCCTTTTTTGGTGGCTCAATGTGGCATGATCCGACTAAAGTAGCGTCTGTTATTTTTGAAGTATGGAGAGCGTTTATTGAGCCACTTTTAGATTTAACAAAAACATTAGGTGCAGGGTTTGAGAATAATATTAAATATAAAGATATGTGGTTTAAATCTCAATATGAAAGCATTATCGGTTTGGATGATTTGGACTTAAACGGCCAAGCTCCTAAAAAAACAAGCACAGACGGTATGGCCCAAAAGATGCTAAAGGCAAAAACTTTTATTTTTTCAAATGGAGAGAATGTTTTTAAATACCAAGAGAAATTCGGAGAGGGTAATTTGTTCGCTTCTCAGATGAAATACATTAATAAATCATCAAGGGAGCTTGCAGGGTATGAGTTATTCGGAGCTGATCCTGAAAATGGATTTGGTAAATTTAAAAACAAAGCACAGCGAGCTTTTCCGGATGATGCAAAAGATTTTAAAGAATCAGAAATTAATATTAATGACCAGTTTAGCTCTATTATGAAACCCACTCCTGCATGGGGGACATCTGGCCGTGCCCGACTAGCTAAGTCTCTAAACACTGTTACGAATGTGGCATATTTAGGGATGACAGCTGCTAAGGGATGGATGTCTGATCCGATGTATTCTGCTTCAAAAATGACCTCGCAGTTTGGTGGAAATATATTCATGAGATATGCCTCAATGCTAAAGCAACAGTACAGTTATATGTCAAAAGAAGCGGCAGATAGAGTCATGGCAGGGATTGGGCAATCAAACGACATCATCATCGGAGACGCTTTCGACACTATCCTTGCCAAGAACAGCAGTAGTCCAGGTGATATGTCTAAAATGGCAGGGATGCTTATGAAATTCACTTTGGCAGACAGGCAGTTCGGCCACTCACATACAACATCAGCAGCGATCCATCAAATAGAGATGGGTTACTTGAGCGAACACGCTTTTAAGGATATATCCATCGAGACTCAAGGGGTGCTAGGGCTTGCTGGGATTGATGAGAAACTATGGGAAGGCGTTATCAGGAAATCGGTTGAAGATGTGAAGGGAGTGAAATGGTTAAATGTTCATGGTTTAGAGAAATTAAACCTAACTCCTGGACAAAAGATAAAGGCCAGAAATTCAATTATTCAATTATTTGGCTTAACTGTTAATGCAGGAATACCTGGTGGTAAAATCAAACAACGAGCAACATTGAAGGTAAATGACCCAAATTCGGCCATTGGATCTTATCAGCTTCTCATGAATCAGTACAAGAATTTTGGAATTTCCCATTACTCGGTGCTAGGAGGCATAAAGAATTATGATCCGAGCAAACAGGCAATGCACATAGGTAAGTGGAAACTGGGCAATAAATCAACCATAGCAAACCTGGGTGTCCTTAGTATGGGTATAGCAGCCGCTTCTTACATGGGGGCAACTGCTACTGATTTAATGCAAGGGAAAGAACCGGAAGATCCAAGAGAACCTGATGTTTTTTTAAAGCACATGATTAAAAGTGCTGCCCCAATAATAGGTGATTTGGCTCTCCAGTTTTATTATATGAAATCACATGGCTTTGATATCCCGTCTGGGTTGGCACCTCCAGCGGTGGCAATGCTCTTGGACGGTGGCAAGTTAATGAAGGGATTGTACAGTGGCAACAAACACGCAGTAGACGCATTTGACTTCATTTGGGACAGAGCGCCTGTAGTCAATACATTTTGGGCAAAAAGGGGCTTAGATTTTTTACTAGGTGATCCTATTAGAGAGACATTTGACCCTGACTACCTTGACAGGGAAGCAGAGAAGTTATCCAGACACAAAGGACTTAGTGGAGATAATCGCCATTTTTACCTAGATCACAGCACAAATGCGCTAGACATATTTAAATAATAAGCTAAAATATTCTCACTAACTAAGAAACCCTTTAAGGAGTGGAGTATGGCCGGAATAACAGGTAAATCAGCGTATGGTAAACTAGATGATGGTGCTACCGGAAAAAAAATCGAACCATATTATATTACAGCTCAACCGATCGGTTCAAATAGGATCGGGTTAGATGTAGTTGCTATGATGGCCTATGCTTATGCATCGGCACAGACAGCAGGGGCAGGCTCAACAGATCAAAGAATTCAGCTAGTCGCTCATGGTGCAAGAGTTGGAGACATTGTTGTTTTTCTTTCGGGCACTCAACTAGAGTTTGAAGTTCATATAGCTAGGATTATAGATGCTAATAATTTTGAACTTGGTTCAATTTGCTCTGCTTCTTTAGTTGGCTCAACTTTTGATTTATTGAGACCTAAGACTCCCAAGGTTGATATATCAGGGGCAACACTAGCGACGGTCTCACCTTCGCCTTTAATTTATACTAGAAATGGCGTCAACCAAGTCGTGACAGAAGACACAGTTACTCCATCAAATACAGTCGCTTTGCCTGTTAAAATAGTTGCCGTAGGTGGAACGAATGTTACGCTTACTGCTGGCGATATCAACATCCAAACATCTCATATTGGTGCAAGTGCAGACTCTATGCAGATTGGTGACGGGGTAGAGATTGCTTTAATTACTGCTGCTGGAGAATTGAATGTAATTAGTACTTCTGCCAACACTAAAGCGGATGCTCTTTTAGCTGAGCTTCAGTTAAAAGCAGACTTAACAGAGACTCAACCAGTATCATTGGCAAGTTTACCGCTACCTACCGGAGGGGCAACTTCGGCTAACCAGACATCAGAATTAACAAAATTAGACACATTAATAGCTAAGGATTTCTCAACAGCGGCTCATCAAGTATCCCATAACACAAAATTAGATTCTCTTATAGCTAAAGATTTTTCAACAGAAGCAACTTTAGCAGCACTATTAGTTAAATTTAATTCACTTGGCCAGAAAACAATGGCAAATTCGGCTCCGGTCGTGATCGCCTCTGATCAATTGGCCCTCCCTGTGTCGGCGGCAAGTTTACCTTTGCCAGCAGGAGCTTCAACTTCAGCTATCCAGGTGACTCAACAAACAGCACTCGATGCAATAAATGGAAAATTACCTTCGTCAATAGGGCAGAAATCTCAAGCGCTTTCGCTTGCGGTTGTGTTGCCAAGTGACCAGCCAGCACTAGCGATTACTCAAGCCGCCCAGACTGCTGAGTTCGTGGAGGCCACAGTAACGACGGCTCAAACATTAGTCGCTCCAGCAGGGACATTTATGGCACTGATTATGACAGATGAAACAAACACAACTAATCTTCGAGTAAAACAAGGTTCGGTTGCTACAGCGTCAAGTGGTATGCAGTTTCAACCTGGAAGAAGTGAAGGCTTTGAAGCAGGAACAGATATTTCAGTATGTGCGGAATCGGGTTCATGTAAAGTAATGGTTCAGTGGTTTAAGAGGTAATTAATGAAACAAATATTTAGTGCATTTTTAGTAAGTTTAATTCTAATAGCTTCTGCTTTGGCGGGTTTTCCCCCTCCGATTTATAAGCCCGTCTCTGCGACTAATGGAGCGGTACTTTTATTCAATGGGACAAGTGGGAGCAAGGTTAAAGAACTAGGAGGGACTGGGTTTGTTAAAGTTAATTCAGGAGTAGCAACAACTCAAGCATCAATATCTCTCACTACGGATATTACTGGGAATTTACCTGTAGCTAATTTAGGATCTGGCACAAGTGCGAGTTCATCTACATTTTGGAGAGGCGATGGGACTTGGTCAACGCCATCAGGTAGCGCATCCTTATCATCTATAAACTCAATGACAGGCCCAGCAATTACCATAAGCGGTACAGCTTCTAATTTATCAGTAACTAATGGATCTAATACAAGCACAATTGACTTAATTAATACTTCCGTATCGGCTGGATCTTACACTAATACCAACTTAACAGTGGATGCTAAGGGAAGAATAACAAGTGCGTCTAATGGTGCTGCTGGTGGCGGTGGTAGTGGTTTAACTTCTAACACATCAAGCGCAGCGACACTGACAGCTTCGGTAAATAACTCATATATTCTAACTGGGGGTGGTACTACTCGCCAAGCTATCACATTACCTAATGGCGGAACAGTTGGTGACAGGATCGAGTTAGTTGGTCAGGGCACTGGCAAGTTTGATATTTTTGCAAATGCTGGAGCGGCTTCACAGAAAATAAGACTTAACAATATTACGTCAAATATTTCTGCGGCAAATGCCATCCAATTATTTCAGTCGGAGCAAATTTATTCAACAGTAGAACTACTTTACACAATAAGCGGTACATGGACAGTTGTTGATTATATCTCTGGTTCGGTCATAGCGGACACGAATTGGTGGGGCGATGGATCTTTCGGGAGTATTACATACAATACTAGCACAAATTTAGGACAAACCTCGGACGGCGTAGCTAATACATTAGACGGGGATTGTGTAGTACGGAATTATCAGGACTTAACAATTAACTCGGGTGTCATACTAACGACAGCAAATAGGTCTAGGTGCTTAGTGATATATGTAAAAGGTAATGCAGTAATAAACGGCACGATAACTATGACGGCACGAGGGGCTAATAAAAACCCTTCTCTTACGGACTCAAGCGACGCAAACGCAGTAACGGCTAATGGCTTAGTGATTCGGAGATTTAAAGCCGGAGCGGGGGCGGTTACTAATATCGCCACCGACCGAGTTAACGGAACTGGGAACGCTTTTGTAAATGCGGAAAGCAATCAAGGGAATATATCATCCCAAAACGGAATTATCATAAGTATTTCCAAAGTGGGCGGATTAGGTGGGGCGGGGGTAGTTGCGGGTAATAATGGTAACGCC